GAAGCATAAGCATCAGAAGCATAAGCAGCAGCAGCAGCATCAGCAGCAGAAGCAGCAGCAGAAGCATAAGCATCAGAAGCATAAGCAGCAGCAGCAGCATCAGCAGCAGAAGCAGAAGTAATAGCATTAAGTTCTTCTAAAGAACATTCATCTAGCCCAAATTTTTCTGCTATATTAACGGCATCTATACTTCTTTGGTCTTTCATTAAGTGAATGACAGTTTTTGCACATCTAGCTTTAGCTAACGTCAACTTATTTAGTGGTAAGTCTAATTTTTTAGCCAACCATAATAACCAATCTCCTCTCCAACTATCCCTTAAAACTTCTTCAATAGTTCTATCACTAGCCCACAGTCTAGCTTCTTCACAAGCATTTATATCAATTAATAATTCTTTAAATGTTATCATTGTTTTGTTTTTAGTTCATTGATTTGTAATTGCAAAGACGCTAATTGTAGATACAAATAGGTATTAATAGCATCTTGATGGGAAATGTTTGGGTTGCCAAGAGTGATGCCATCAACTGCTTTATGTGCTTGTTGTTGTACTTTTTCAGCTAAGTCTATTAATTCTTTGTTATCTAGGTTCATTGTTTTGTTTTTAGTTCTTGGATTTCGGTTAGTTAGCTTGTTGGCATCTGTATTCAGTGCTATATAAATCATCGGGAGAATAATTATTACCATCATCTAACCAAACTTCATTATGAACTATTTCTATCATAATTATAAAATATCTCTTTGGATATTCTTTCATCACCCAAACACCCTGACCTACTTTTAATCTATTAATGTTCATTTTCTATTTGTTTTTAGTTCTTGGATTTTAAAATAGCACACTAACATTTTTTTAGTTAGTGTGCATTATTTTGTTAGTTCCCGTAGTTCTTGATTGCTTTCTCATACATCTCCCTTCCATGATTATCGTATTCTTCTTGGGTGTACAACCTAATTGGTTCGTCAGATTCTAACTCTGCAATCCATTTGTCAATTAAATGTTGTTGAGCAGCTTTTCTACCCCATTTAAGTTCACGCAATAAAACATCAAGTGGGTGTGCTGATGGTGCATCAAGTGGACTAACATTTTTTTGTTCAGCTTCTTTCTCATTAATATCAATTAATCTGATATTAAGTATCTCGGCATAAGTCCTCATTGCTTTTAGTTGGATAAGCAAGAACCCTCTTTGCTCTCTATCAATTGTGTTCCATTCTTCTGTGTAATCAATGAATTTCTCTAATTTAGAAATCTTCTCATTTAGTTCTATCTCTTCTTGTAGAAGTCTTTCAATAAATGTACTCATGTGTTTTGTTATTCAGATAACCCTGTCTACGGTTTTAGTGTTTTTAGTTCTGCAATTTTGTTTTTAGTTCTTGGATTTTTTTTAGTAATTCTATTTCAACTGATGTCGGGAAAAAATGTTTACTCTCATTCACCCACTTCTCTAATTCATCAAAGTTGTTGTTAGCTTTGTAGCTTAATATTTCTTCTATAATATCTTTTATCGTATGTGTTTCATTTGATGTCAGATATACCCTGTTCTTAATAAAATGTTTCTCTATTATCTTCTCTATGGATGGGGAAGTAGGTTGTTCTTCAAATTCAATACCTGAATCTTTTAGGAATTGAATTGCTTGTTCTTTAGTTTTAATAGTACCCATGACAGTTTTTATAGCTTCTAATTGTTTATCAATTACTGTTCTGTCTGTTATAGTCCATCCTCTTTCTACTTCTTCTGTCTTTGGTTGAATGGATTGGAATTTCTCTTTCAGCTCATTAGTAGTATAAAAAATCAATCTAGGTCGTTGGTCTTTATCTGTCCAAGTACCTATTGAAAGTTCAACGTAAAATCGTTTTGCCCATTCTTCAAAATCCGTATATTGATTATACATCCTTGATTCTGATTTAGGTTGCAATAACTTCATAATAGCTTCAACCTTTTCGTTTCCACTCATAATTGTATTGGATATTACAACACCTACTTTTAACTTTATCCTTTCATAGTCAAAATCAATTTCACTTTCTGATTGAAGGGCTTCGGTGGCTATTATAAAAATTTCTGCACAACTCTTTGATATTATCTGAATGTTCTTTGTTATTTTAACTATTTTATGTAATGCTTCTTTATGCTTATTCATGGTTGTTGTTTTAATTATGAATACCATATTGCAGTTATCATTAAACCCAAAATACTAGCCATTGTTAAATAATAAAGTCTAACAGCGGATTTTTCTGCAATTTTTTTTACACTTGGTTCAAAAGGATTCATAGCGGCAATTGCTAAACAAATAGCAATTCCTATTATACTTGTAATACAAATAGAAAATAATATTTTTAATAGTAGTGGCATGCTATATATTTTAGCTTAATAAAAGTTTAATAATTATAATGAAAAAAATCCAAATTGCGGCTACTAATAACAGTGGTGAAAACACCCATAACCAAGGCCAATGGATGATACCTGAAAGTTTTAATAGCATTAGAATCATGGTGATTGAGAAAGCAGATATTTTCATGGTTAAATTGATTTAAATACTTCTTCTGGTAACTGGAATTTTTCTTTTACTGCTTCTTGGATTTTCTTTGCATCTCCTAGGTGATAGAGTCTACCGTAATGCCACGCGTAAGTATTGATATAGTCTATCAATGCTTCCCTTTCCCTAGGCGTTAGCATCTCGTTTATATCATCAAGGTACAATTTATCAAAATTTGTAATTTCTTCAGGTGGATTGGGCACCAAAATTACAATACCAATCATTACAAAAAACACCGACGTCCAAATTATAAAATCTTGTATCATATATTATTTTTTTATTAATCAGGCCAAGCTGATTTCATGGAATGAGTAGGTCTGCTAGGTTTATCGTCTATTTCTTTTACAACGATTATTTTAACTTTGTTAACGGGTGTGCTAGCTTTCATTTTTTTTATAAACGTTTCTGCCTCGTATTCATTAATAAAATGCCAGTGTATCAATCCTCCTTTGAATGAATTTGTACTAAATGTTCTCCACCAAAAGCCATTGTGCTTTTGTACGGTATACCACGTGTCGGTGCAATCCCCATCTTCGTTGTAGCGCATGTGTTGTCTAATTCTGTACTTGGACATAATTTTTAATTTTATAATACTTCTGTTAAGATTCTCCAACTTTTTATTACTCGATCTTCGAAAGTAATTTCCACCGGTTTTCCTTTGAGTTGATCAATGGTATCCACTTTTGCATCACTTAGCACTTTAGAAACGTACCGCATGATCTCATCGTACTGTTTGCTTCTATCTGCCTCAGTCCACTTGGCGTACTCAGAGCACTCGATACGTTCAGCGTCCCACGCAGATCGAGTATCGCTAATACCCCCAACCTGCACCGGAGAATACAAAGTGAATTCCTAACATACACTCTTGGTAACCATCAAGACCGAAAGTAACCTTTTCTATTTTACCCAATTCTTTTGTCATAGTTTAACTATTAAATGATTGTTTCATATTTTTTAATTCTAATCGCACTCTGTCCCAATGTCTTAGTTCTTGGTTAGAGCTCCAGTACTCATCAACCACATCAGGAGGAATTGCTTTAATAATCTGTTCAACTGTGAATATGGCTATCCCAAGAGCTTTTATATAGCTCTGGTCAACATCAGCTAATGCGTCAAGAACCATCTGAGCGGCCTCGTGTTTAGCCTTGCTCGGTGTCACATCAGATCCAGTAAATTCTGGTGATGCTGCTTCGACCAATTCAAGAGCATTTTCAGATATCCAATTTCCCATGTTTACTCGATCTTTAACAGTAACCCTATAATCGTTATGTGCACCAATTTCTGTAATGATACCGATGTCACCGACTTGATTAATACTACCTTCGTTATCGAGTACTTTTACTTTATCGTTAAGTTGAAATTTTTTCATGTCAATTATTTTTTACTTTTAAAGAATTTGTTAACAAACTCGCTGCTATAGTCTTCATCGTAAGGTCCTTCTAAGAAAAGCAATACTAACACAGATGACGTATTTACTACGGGGCAAACGGTCATTAAAAAATCCGCTCTAGTGGGCTTAAGTACGCTCCATGTGCCCTTTTCGGAATAAGCAATTCTAAGCCAATTCCATACAAATAGTGTGCTTAGCAGATAAACTGCAATACAAATTAATAGTTCCATATTTTTGTTTTTAAATGTTTTTAATTATCCCCGAAGGATACCTTACCGTATATACAAATATCCAATTTGGTACAAGCCAAAAATTGGGAATTCCTCCCAAGTTACTTTTGATCTACGGCCAAAATTTGTGGTTGTTCAAAAAATTGGTTAATAGAACCATTAATAGTTGATTCGATTATCGGCATGAACCTTCCTGTATTAAGGTCGATTCTGTCCAATTGAACTTGGTTGTTGTACTCGATAGAAAATTCGGCAGAGTCGAAATCAACCAACTCGTCGGCATCAGCGTTATCAAAATCCTCTGCAATGTCTTTGCACACAGTCTCGATTAATTTTAACTGCAACTCCTTTGGAAGGGTGTACTCTATAGATTTTTCTTGGGCCGCAACGATTTCTTGTATTTCGGCTACCAATTGGTTAATGATCACTAGCACATTCTCTTTGCTGTAGATCGAAGGAAAGGACTGGGTAATTGAAAGCTCTGTGGCAATTGCCAACTCTTGAATTTTGTCTAATGTGTTTTGCATAACTTTTTATTTACAGATTTTATTTGAATTTCTTGTTAAATACATGATCGATGCTAGTGTTAGCGTGAACAGTACGGCAACTACTGGGTCTATAAATTTCCACATAAACAAAAATACTGCCGCAATAACAAATACCACCACACTCCATAGCATGGCAAACAAAAATACAATGCAGATCTTTTCTAGTGGGTTTGCGTTTTTGAATAGCGGGTGCTTCATATTTTAGGCTTTATTGATTTGGTTATATTTGTCTAAGCAAGCTTTGCAACCTATGACCTGTGCGTCCTGTGCGTGATTAAACGACAATGCCGCAGTGCCACAAAGGTTACCTTTGCCCGATTGGTAGATGTGCGCTGTATTTGACCACACGTTGCCTTTGTTTCCGAATGGGTAAAAATTTGGTTTTAATTCTGATACTTTCATAACTTATTTATTTTATGTTTGATAACGGGTAAGCGTTAGCGATAATGTTCTTGTCTATTGTGCTGTGTTCTCCTCTAAGATCTAGTCTGGCTAATATAGCTTCTGTTTGAGCGTGTACATGTAGTTTTGCAAACTCTATCATCATTTGATATACAAAAGCTCTTTCATTATCTTTTTGTATTATAAAATTAATTTCTGGTATAAACTCTTGTGCTGTATGTATATTCATGGTGTTATAATTGCTCCTTTTATAAAATGATTTGTAACGTTTTCCTGTACGCAAACTGCACTGGTATTATTACAGTGCCCAAACGCTTTGTTGGCAATGTCCATGGCCTCTTGTTGATTGTCCGCAAACACTCCAATTACGTTCGGCTTGCAGTACGGTCTAGTTACTGTGTAGTATTTAACTGTTATTGTTTCCATTGTTAATCTTCTATTTCAAGTCCTAATTCGTCATCTAAATAACTCTTAACTATATCGTAGGCTGTATCACTGTCCAAATAATTGTATAACGCGTACTCTGCTATCGGCGATAGATCTACTTCGTACATTTCTAATAATTCTATTACTTTTGCTCTTGTTGACATAACTTTTATTTTTTATTTGTTTAATAAATTATTTTTAACCATTACCATTAAAGGAGTTTCTCTGGTACCGTGTATCCAATGAAACAACAGATCGTTCACTAGTTCTGCGATTAATGCTGGATCCTCTGTAATGTCCTGCAATGTGGTATCAAACATGTCCTCTACCTCTTGCGTTCTGTCTGTGTTGTTGGCGTCTAAGTAATAATTGATGTCCATAAGTTGTATATTTGGATATATTTTTTTGATGGTGCGAAAACTGGGGAATTCTCGGAGATGGGTTAAGTGAAGGGGCCCCCTAGGCCCCCTCGCTAGCTACAACAACCTAGTACTTTGCTGGACGCTAGCGCCTTGCTAGCGAGATGCTAGCAAGAAACTAGTGAGTCACTTGCAATTTGCCTTACGACGCGTACACATCGGCCAACTGCCACAGACCTTGGTTCAATACCATGTCCTGTATAGGGTTGGTGATTGGGCGCGCTGTACGGTTGTTCATCTGGTACCCACCTCTGATGATGTTCTCCTGTACCCTGTTGAACGTATGCCATAGGGTGTTGGGTGCATCGGCCTCTCTGCGTGGGTTTAATATCTCCATGATCTCGTAGTCCTCTGCTTGTCTGTCCTCTCCGATCCTTAATGCTAAGGCTTCTATTGCAAAGGCGCGTCTGTCTTTAGCACTCATCTCTATACCTGTCCATCTGTTAATCTTCTCTACTGTACCATTCAATCCCTCCATCTTCTGATCAATCATGTTCTGTACTTCCTGTAGTGTATACTTGGTGTGTCTCTCTTTGAATCCTCCGAAGTCCCTGTCCTTAACCATTAGACCATTAGAACATACCAATCTGAATAACCCCATCTCAAAGTTAATTGGCCTAGATCCATCGTGGCTGTTCAACAGTACTACAGTAGGTCTTGCCTCTATCGCACCTGTTGTGTCCTTGATGTACAGATCAGGGTGTTGGAACTCTGTGATGTGTACGCCGTAATTCTGTCTCAATGGCACCTTTGTCCTTGATTGTTTTGCGTTGGTTAACTTCCAACCCAATTGATCCATGTGGTTGATGATGTCCGTGGTCGGTGTGAACTTGTAACGGTTCAAATTGATGTACGATGCGGGCTCAGTAGCAAAGATTGCAGGTGCAAGTTCCTTTGCTTTCTTAAGATCTAATACTTTAATTTCTGTAGGCTGTGATAACTTTGTCATAACTTTGATTTTTATAATTTATTTGTGATGTATAGCGCTCCTAAAAAAAGGAGACAACTGTCTCCTTTCTAACCAATAAATCCGCAACTACTTAAACTGTTGCTAGCTTCTCTGCATTAGAGATTCTACCACGAGTAACGTCGTAAGCTTCATTGACGATGCGCTCGTTGCTGTACTTACCGCTAATCACGTCTGATACGTGGGTAGTACTGTAGCCTGTCATATCGGCCACTTTGGTGATATCACCTACTCTCAACTTACGGTTGATGCGGCTGATCTTTTGGGTGTACGACAATTTGTTGTACGTACTTGGTCTGTTGTTCTCTGTGAATGTAACGTTCATAACTTAAATTTCTAGTGTTGGCAATACTGCCTTTATGTAATTGAATAGGATATAAATATAATCAATCCTGGATGCTGGAGAAATTTAATTTTATGGTGTAAAGTACTCAACCACTTCAAACGTACACACCAAAGAATAATTAGGATCTTCACCTGTGATGTCAAGCGAAATGTATTTTCCAAGTACTTCTTTGTCAATGTTACACGAATTAGGTACTTTTATTGGTTCTGTCTTCCACGCTGTATGAGATTCGATGCCAATCAACATGATCTTATTGGCGGCTAAATTAACGATTCTGTACAATCCTTCAGAATGATAACCGGATCTAGAATTGCACATGATCTTGATGATAGAACCAAATCTAAGGGGTTTGGGTTCGAATTCAAAGTTAGGAAATTCCTCACGTAGCTTAGCTTTCCAATTCGAACACGCAGCTTTGTAAGCAGCTCTTGCAAATTTAGGATCCACTACCAAAGATTCAGAACGTTTCAATTTGCCCTCGTACACGATCTCAAGATCAGCTTGATAGTAATCATTGCGTTGGCCGTTTTCCCAATCCACTTTGTAACGCGTTCCGCCGGTCCATAAAATATAGGATTTTTTAATAGTACCATTCATGTAGTGAGGATTATCACTATCTATACCATTTGGATTATTAGGATATTGGTTTCTACCGTACTCTGATAATCTAACTATTGTACCAACTGCTAAAGGATTCATAACTTATTATTTGTTTAAATGATGTAAATGTACACCTAGTCGGATTCGAACCGACACTGAATAGATTCTAAGTCTATTGCCTCTCCCGTTGGGCTACAGGTGCTTGTATGCTGTGGAGGTAGGATTCGAATGTAAAGTAAGGCGCTTCTTAATAATACCTTTTGGATATCCTGCGCCTTACTAAGTTGCTAAGCAACGACTATTCTTCTTCATCGTATACGTCCGCGAATGGGTTGTATTGATCGTCAGCTGCTTCCAATTCCGCCAATATCTCTAACTCAGCTTTGGTCAATTCCTGATTCAGCGCGTCCTGTACCTTCTGTCTTTCTGGATACCAATACGCTCTGTACTCGTCGAACGTCATTTGTCCAATGTTTACTTTCTCTTCGTCCTTCCATATATCCAATGGACACAGACTGCAAAAATCACCATTGACAATAGCATTACCTTTGGTATCTACTTGTACGATGGTCACCCAACACTGCGGGTATTTGGCTTCGAACTTCTTACTCGCTGCTTCAATATCGTTACACATGTACGTCTTAGACAATACTGTACTACCAAAACGATCAACGATAATTAACTTAGCTAATGGCATAAATAAAAGTATTAAAATGTTAATAAAAATAATAGGAATTCAATTACTTCTTCATAAGCTGAGGATAGCAATTCTCTTTAGTAACTTCCAATAGAACAGCTTCCCAATAAACGATATCATTTGGTTGAGCAGCTAATATTTGTTTAATACAGAATTTAGTATTCCTTAATGCAACTGTACCTTTCCACGCATTCCAACAATAGTCCCATCGATTAGATCCAATACCGTCAAGCATTTTATTAAAGATAGCTTTTGCAGTATCCTTAGGATTAAGCTGTTTTTTTGGCATAAATAAAAGTATTAAAATGTTATAAATAATCTACGAATGAGCACTGGTGAACTACAATCATTGGGTATTGTCTACGAATTGATTACCAACTCAGCAGTCTGTGGCGTAAGGCCTGCTTGGATTAAATCAGCCTTCAACTGTCTAACGCGCATGTACTTACCGTTCTTAACTGCGTATTGCGCCTTGATCTCGTTAATAATATTGCTTTCTTTTCTGAACTGAGCCATGAAAGCGTTGGCCTGTAACAGTTGTGGACGATTCTTAGCGTGCATCAATATGCGTCTTCCTAAAAAATCTGTACACTCTACTGTCATACTGCCTGATTTGGGCTCGTGTAACTTACTGGCAGAGAACGCGTTATATACGGTTTGCTCTGTACGACTGGTGTTATATCTTAACTCATTGAATTCCATTGCTTTATACATAGTAGGCGGTTTTAGGTGTGGTGATGAATATAAGTAAATGTATAACAATCCTGTCAAAGTAAAAAATTTATTTTAAACCGCAACTGGTTGGAAATCAACGCTTTATCACCAAACGTAAGCAGGGAGCGTTCATAACTGATTGGTTACCAATGGAGAATTTTAGAATCCAAGCAGGGTTGGAACGGGTGGGGGCCGTACCAAGCAGATAAAAGACCATCGTATGGGGAGCTCATGGGCAGCTTTTACAACTTTTGGTTAGTTTGTATACGTATTTTTGGATATCGTTTGGTGGTGAGAACGTGTGCAATCTGGGGGATGGTTCTCCCCTTGGTAGCATCTGATCTTGAACAATTCTACTCTTTATGTGGGTGGAATTTTACAACTAAAGAATTAGTTATCAAACTATAAATTTAGTTATAGACCTTTAATCCTTGTTTCCTTTCCAATACCAATCGTCTTGATTATAAAAGTGATTAGTCGATAAAATGACTGTTACTACCAATATAATACGTGTGAGGTGGTTGTACTGCAAATCCTGATGTTAATTTTTTGTTTACCATGGTTCAGGTTTTTCTATTTTAAATTTACCTCCAATATTATCAATTGTACGCCAAATATTTGTATTCCAAATTGTATAACCAAATGGCATATTAGTTGAACAAGATTTATAAATCCAAATAATGAATGTACCTTGACAATACCAAATATTAATATATGGTAAACTAAATGTATGTTGCATAATCTTTATTTTCTTTTCTTTATATTACTTGGTAATTTACTAGCATATCTCCTAAAGTTTCTTCTATTCCTATAAGATCCATCCATGAGGTAATTCTCCTAATCCCTTTAGAAAACTTCTATATTCAGTTTTAAGATTAGGTATTTGAGCATATATGCTGTTTTAGGTGGGTTAAAATTCTAGCATACTTTGCTGACCTTTAATCCATGCTTGTTCTATTGCCTTATCCATTTCCTCTTGTGTATATGTCTTAGTTCTTTTTAGGTAGTCATTGACTGCTATTACATACCAAGAATGTTCGTCATTGGGTGGCAATACTCCTTTCTCTTTATGGTATTCGTTTGCTGCTTCTAGTGGTGTCATAACTCTTTTGTTTTTGATTTGATTAGCAATTCAGGGTTCTCGTATATGTTTCCTATTACTTCTATTTCTTCCCAATTCCATAAACCTTCTCCTTCCCAACCAAAAGATTCCGAATTAACCCAAAATCCTTTATGCCTATACACTATTGTTGAAGTTTCTACCACCTCTCTAGTGTCTTCGCCATCAGGAAGTTCAAAATCATACTTAATTGTCTTTCTAGTAACTATATCCCCTTCATAAATCTCTTTACCGTTCTTGTCTTTTAAGCCTGTGTATTGCAATATTGGGGCATCTTCATATAGCATACCAAAAAACCTATTAAGCCCATAGTTTGATGATAAAGGAGATATTAGAAACTCTCCATCTTGCCATGCTCTAAATTTTATCTCTCTCATTTGTTACTTTTTTTATTATTTAGACCATATTGTTAACTCCAACGAAATGGTTTTGAATCAACTTCATTCCATATGCCAATAACCCCAAACATTAATACTCCAACAATCAATACTACAATAATAGTTAAGTAACTTAATGGATTATATGGGTTTAGTCGATATGCTTTACTATACCCTTTGCCAAGTCTTTTATACCCATTTTCATTACGCCAATCATTATCAACTTCCTGAATAATAAAAAGCCATTTTAATATATTTCTCATTGTCTATTTGTTTTTAAGTTGTTGGATTTTTTCTAGAATAAACATCTCATTTACTGATATCATATCTTTATCTTTCAACATCCACTTCTCTAATTCTTCCAAGGAGTTATTAGATTTGAGTTGTGCTATTTCTTTTTTGAGTGCATAAATTTCATTATTCAATAACCTTTGTCTTGTTCTATAAGACTGCATTACATTCCTCATTACTTTCGGTAGTTGGGATATATCTTGATGAATCAAGTTCTTCGGGATAACTATATTTTGAAGTTATATCTTTAGCAAATTTTGCTTGTTCAACAAAAAATGGTTCATTGGTATAATCTTTCAATGCCCTTTCAAGTAGTATAGCTTTCCTGCCATTTTTCCAAGCTATATCAACTATTATTTCTAGTGGGTAATTCTTTATAGCGTGTTCTTTCCAATTATCACCAAATGTTGCGGTTATAAATGGCTTTTCAACATTAGATTCTATTTCTGTTATTATTTCTTTAAATGGTTTCATAATAATACTTTAGTAAGCACACTACCCATTATTAGATAGTGTGCTTTGATTGGTTAATCTTCTACTGTCAACTCTGCAATCCATTTGTCAATTAAATGTTGTTGTGCAGCTTTTCTACCCCATTTAAGTTCACGCAATAGAACATCTAAAGGGTGTGCTGATGGTGCATCAAGTGGACTAATATTTTCTTGTTCTTTAGCTTGTTGCGGAGTGTTTACGAATAGTACTTCCATTTATTTATTATACATTTCTTTATAGTATCCGATTCCTGTGTCGTATTCTTCTATTATATTTCCATTTCTACCCAACATATTACCATCAACCCAAGCTTCTATGATCTGGTCCCTTTCTGATAAAAGTTGGTAATTAATCTCTGTTGATATGAGTCTTATTACTTCAAAGGGACTTATGTCCTCTTTTATCATTCTGTCCTCTAAAGTGTAAGTAAAACTCCTCAGCATTTGCATCGCTGTTATATTCATAACTTATTTATTTTATTAGAGGTTTGTATAAGAACTTACACTCTTTGGTTTAACAATAAATTTAATCTTTGTTATGTCGTCTGAGCTCCAATTCTTGGATCCAAGATCAAGACGTATAAAATCACACTCTGATAATATCATGGTTACAACTTCTTTTCCTGTGGCATCTAAGATCTTGACTCCTATGTTTAACTCTATATCTTTATGATTGTTTACATAGTTTATTAATCTGTGTTCCACATTAAAATCCGCAGACACAACTTCATGTTCACTTTTTAGTATACCAGATACAGAATACAGTTCAAATTCAACAGGACTCCAACCAATTGGTCCGATGTTCCCTGCGGATCCATAATTCATTAAATTGGACATTGACTTCACAACATAAGGAGGAAGTCCAAGCATTTCTACTATCATAAATCTGTTTTTTGTTGGTTCAAATATTGGTTCAAAGTTATTAATATTTATTTCGCTCCATTCTTTATGTTCGTTATCACCAACTAACTTATAGTACTTACCATTATTTTCCCAAATACAATTCCAATTTTCTTTTATTTGTGGATTATCGGGGTATGCTCTACCTGATCCGTCGTAATTTAGATTTCCTTTTTTGATTTCTTTTTTCATATCTTATTTATTTAAATTAATTATTGACATTATTAAGTAAGCAATACCTAATACGATAATACAATAAGTTGATACTACTATTAATGAATACAATACAGATCCTGTTATAACAAGTCCCATTAACCAGCCTTCTAAGAATTGTCTTATTTTTTTCATATTTCTAATTTTTTGTAGTCTCTTCTTAGCTTTTCTATTTCTTGTTTAACTTCTTCAAAAAATCTTCTTCTAGCAGATACCCCATAATCAATACTACCTTCTGGAAGTTCATTTAATATTTCATCTACTGCTATTAATGCACCGTCTTTTGGTCCGTTAGTATAATCACCATATACATCATTATCCAAATAAGATTGATAATACTTTTCTACTAACTCTTTAGCTTTTTCTTGTGGTGTCATAACTTTTTGTTTTTATTATCATGCTTAATTATTAACATTATTAGTAATACTAATATTAACAATAGAGTTGTTTGTGATATTTCTGTTATCATGCTATACAGTATCTTGTATTTCTTCTGGAATATCTAATTGATCCATGAATTCAGCATCACGTTCTCTACTCAATACTATCATTTCGTAATCATCATCACCTATCATGTCAAAAGAAGGATCCGTTTCTAATTCCTTTACTAATATTGCAAGATCCATATCATCTGGCTCTTCTTCGTATAGACATTTATGCTTAAGTTTCATGTGATTAGTGTCCAACTCTTTAAAACATATAACTGCGTAATTAATTTTCATGCTTAATAAATTGTTTATCGTTTTTAACTGTATCTTCAATGACTTTAAAACATTTCTTGCATTGTTTTATTGTGTAAGCACTCTTTTCTCCAGTTGTACTAACAGTAGTAACTTCTAAAAAACCCCAAACATGATCTTTGCATTCGCCTTTGGTTTTACGTACTTGGAACATATTATAGGTAATTTTTTAAACTGTGTACTACTTGTTTAAAGAGAAAATCTTTAGATCTTTGTTCTATTGGTAACTCATCATAAGGTACGAAGCAAGGATGTTCTTTCTTATCAGCGTCTTTAATTGGTCCGTATTTCCATCCATCCGCTTGCTTTTGCTTTAACCAGCTGTCATGAGACGCTGAAGGACTAGCGTTTGGATTGACTAAATGAAATTCAACTCCTTTGATTGCAGAAGATTTCTGCCATTCTGGTGCATCTGTCCATTCTGGTTGACTATTATCTCCGATACTTTCACAAAATGCTTTATTAATTTCGTGCGCTACTTGAGCGATTTGTGCTACTGACATGTCCATGGTTATATATTATTTATTTTTTGTTTTACCCATTTTTTTGTTAGATATTTTTGGCATTCCCCATGCACCTGGAGGGGTAGGTTCTATACGATCAATAAAATCGTATTCTTGTGCAGAATCTGCTAGAGGTTTAATTTGTTCTCTAAGAGGATTCACTGGTTCTCCATTTTCAAATGTTTGTAGAATTGGTTCTACTTCTTTAATTTGCTCTGTTGTAGTGTCATATACAACTGGTTGAGGAGTTGGTGCAACATTTTGTACAGGTATGTAATCATTATTATTTAAAACGGGTATTAAATCTGTGTCCTTTTTATTATTATCTTCTGTAATTAGTTCTGAGTAATAGTAAATAGTTATAGGTATAATAGGAGAAATAACTACCATTGACCAGAATTCTAATGTGAATCCAACTTGAATCCAATAGTACAATAGATTAATCAATGTAGAAACAACCGCAAAAAATACAGCTGTTCTTATTTTAGCTTCCATCGTAAAGATGAAGATACTTGTTTCTAAACTAACAGCAAAAACATAAGACATAAGAAAGTCCCATTGATTACCTTTTGTTCGAGATATATTCTCAAATACCCATGCAGCATGAGTAACTTGCGTTAATAACGCGAATACAATTACAAATCTTACTAACCTTATCATAATTTATTGTTTATTATTTATTTTAAATGTTTCCAAAATTGATACCACTTTTTTTTCTTGATTGATTTACAATCAGAAAATGAATTATTTGAAAAATCAACTTTATTTAAGTATTTTGAAGTTAATACATTTAAACAAACTTCGTGATATTCTTCTGGTATACCTTCGAAATCTGTTTGAATATTAACTATCATATCTATAGGTCCATCTAATGTATTGATCACAAAGTATTCTTTTAATTGTACTATTGTCGCTGATTTAACACTAATATGATCTTTACCTAATTCATAGTTATCGGGCATATCTTCTTAATTTCTAATTAAAAATAACAAATCTTTTGATTAATTAGATATTTAAATCATCAGTGCGAGTAGGTTCTGAGAATTCAGGTGGAATTTGACTAAATGTTGAGTCTTCAAATTGACTATAATTAGGTTTAAATTTATCGTCATTAGAATCATCTAAAACAGGTAAATTTGCAACTATTTGATATGCATCAACTAATTTATTTAATGCTTCCTCAATAAGATCTGAGAGCTCAGGGTGATGTTTTGAAACAGGATGCTTATATACATATCTATCAATTATGTCTGTGAATATAGCTAATCTATCCAATATTTCGTGATAATGATAACTGTCGAGTGGAATGTCTTTTTCTCTCATTACTTTTTTTTATTAGTGACCTTAATTTAGGTGATAACATATGTTTTCTAAACTCACCGACTTTATATGATACTTTCCACCATCTTTTACGTACACTCACTCGCATAATCCACGAGGTTACATACAGTAAAATTGTATAGAAAATTTTCATTTCTAATAGTAAGATTTTTCTATGCACCTTTCCAATCTTGCTTGAAGGCTGGCGATTTTAGATTGAGCTTCTATTAAATCGTTATTTACAGTAACGCTTGATTCTTTTTCTATTATGTTGGCAATTATATTTACAATTTCTTGAGGTCCAAACTGTGTCTTCCAATCTAATATTTCGCATATTTCATCTACTTGTTTCATGTAAATGTCATATAGTTCTTCTCTTTTTACGCTAATCATACAGTAATTGTTTGTATTGATCAAATGTTATTAGTTCCCCTCGATATCTTATATTCTTCATGGTTAATGCTCGTTCTAATATCCTTTGTCGAATTAATTCTTTGGATATTTCTGTTGTTTCCCATGGGTTATATAAATATCTTTTAGATTCTAAAATTTCTGAATCAAACTCCATTTTAGGTTTAAATCCTCTATCTAATATTTCTTGTCTTAATGAATTAAATCTTTCGTGAGTGTATTGTAACTTATTAAAGAAAAATTTTACGTGACCACGACCTAATGTAAACTCTTTAGGAGCTTTCTCATCATGTTTTGCCAATTTAAATACTCGTAATATCTCTCTATATTCTGCAATCAAATGAGAATCACACAATTTATTTGGAGGTATTGTATTGATACGAGTCATATATGTCTGTTATGGATATTTTAGGAATTCTATCCCAGTGTCTAACAATGTGCATTTGTTTATTACAACTTTTGCAATGATATTTTTCATGTCTATACAAACGATCTTTATTAGAATATACAGCGATCTCTATCCACTCATGTACATGCAATATATCTTCTCTAATCCTTTTTAGCTTTTTTCCTAGTAGGAGTGGGTTTATCTTTAGTAACAGATTTCTTTTTAGGTTCGCTATTAGATTTTTCATTCTGTTTTTTTGTTTTTGATTTGCTTTTCTTTTTAGACTCTAAAATCTCATTTGTAACTCGAGATACTTCTTCTTTTAATTCGCTATTTTGTAGATTATCATTTACAGATTGAACTACATTTATTAAATGAGCACGACGTTGTTCTTCATATTTGTGTTCTAAATAAGCAGCTTCTATTTCTTCTTCTTCTTTTCTACGAGCAGCTTCATCTTCAAGATCTTTTCTTAATTGTTCTATTTTTTTAGCAGCCTCTTGTGCGTCAACTTGACGAGTTTCTAATTTTTTAGACATATCAGTTTTCGGTAAAGATTCTAAATAATCAGACAAACTATTTATTGACTTACTTTTTTTCTTAATACTATGTAAAAATTTAGAAGCTTCACTTACTCTTTTAGTGTGTTTACAATCATCTATATTTTTAATACGACTTCTTATTTGAAGTCTTTCAATTTCTAAACGATTAGAAAAAATAGAAAAAATATTTTCGTAATAGAAAATAATTAATTGTGCTTTTAATTTTTGAATTAAATTAATTTTAAATTTTGTTTTCATTTTTTATTTAATTGGATTGTACATTTTAAAACCTGACAAGAGGTTTATTTCTTTTATTATTGGATTAAGTGATTGTTTCCAAATTAAAACTTCTTTCTTTTGTCTTCCGTCAGGTTTTTTATCGAACAATTCTTCTATTTCTAGAATAAGATGACCAACGGGTTTTCCACTCTTACTTAGTTTTTGTTTTGCCACGTTTTAATTGTTTTTCTGAAATTGTCATTGTAGATTGTATAGATATTTCACTAGCTATTTTAATGAGCTTTTTATCTTCTTCGTGATTAGGATTCACAACAATTTCTTCCTTTGGTTTAGATACTTTGTACTCAGATTTTGGTACGTACTTATAATATCCACTTCTAACTTTAGATTCGGCTTCTACGTCATCTACTCTAACGATAGTTCCTACCTCCATGTTCTTTAGCTTTTTAATTGCTTTGATGCACTTCATTGGTTTATTTTTTGGTTTAAAATTTCTTTGCTATTTCTATAATGGCCAATTCGTCTTCTTTTGATAAACGATTCCATTTTTTGTGTAATTTATTTAATGCGTCTTCAAATTCTGATTCTGATACTGACATTTGTTCTGTATATATACGATCACTATCTTTGATATATCCATCTTCGATCAAACAATCAATGAGTTCATCAATTTCAGTACCACTACATTCAGATAAAAAATCGTTAATTGATACTTCCATTTCTTCACAAACATCATAAGTAAAATACGGCATAATTTTTAATTTTAATTTCTTGTTGATTCTATAGCTGACATTATTCTAATAATTGTGTCTTCGTCTTTTACAATTTCACCATCATCATCATAAATATCATAACTCATATATTGAGATTCTATGTTGATATCTTCCATCATAGCAACAGTATATTCTGTATTATTTTCAGTATCTTCTACATTATATAGGAAGTCCCTTTGCATTAGTGTTACTTTCATGCTCTCTTTTTTCTTTAAGTTTTTTTAATCTATCTATTTTTTTCCAATAAGATTCTCTAACCTTAGCACCCAACTCTGAATCGTTGGGTGTTTCTAAGATTAGTTTCATAGGTATCATAAGATGATTAGGTATTTGTATCATATACTAATAAGAATAAACTGTTGAATCTAAAAATGATTTTAAATCATTATCTAATTTTGAACGATCAAAGTTTGCTAACGAAGTTCTTAACGTAGCTTTAATAGCCTCTTTCTCGTCTCTATCTTTTGTTTTAAGATATTCAAAACGTAACTTAGTTACTTCTTGGCGTTTACCTTCCACATACGATTGAGTTTCTTCAAACACTGAACGTTCTGCATTTTGTTGTGCTTTACCAACAGTTTTTGTGTAGCCAACTCCGAACCATCCAAATGCTAACGAAAGCCCCATTATTAATATTACAAATCCAGCTAAAATTCCTAAACCGATAAATACTTGTTTCATATATTTTTATATTAATTAATTGTTAAAGGAAATGGTGATACTATAACATCAGGTTCAATGTACACTGGATGAGGTTGACCGTCTTTGTCTAATAATAATACCCAGGTTCCTCGTGCATCTGCTGGCATGAATAAACCATTTGGTTCTGCTTGAGGTAAGATTAAACCATATTGACTTCCCTCATGATATACTTTCTGTGGGTTCGAATATTGCGTTGCGTAAGGAATACCATAACCAATGCACTTACCAATAAAGATCAATTTACCAGTCATGTTGTTAAACAGATATGCGTAATTAATTAACTTGTTATTATCCCTTAATTCGTAAATAGTTTTAAGGTTCTTCTTTTCTTGGTAATTAACAATCGCTGGCATACCAGTCTGTCTTTGACCTTCTTGTAAGATCTTCTCTTGTTTTTGTCTATCTATTTCATCAGCAGTTGGTTCATACTTACAACTAACTAATGACATTACTAATACTAATGCTAATAATACTTTTTTCATAACTTGTTTTTTATTTTTTTGTTTTATATAATAAAAAGTGCCTTTCGTAAATATCCAAATAATACCTGTAATTCGATGATGAGTTTTGAAGGTATTAATGATTGCATTTTGAATCCTTGAATCTTAAACCTTGAAGTTCAGTGACGATATCAATGTCTGAGTTTAATGATGAATTTCAGCCTACTATTTTTCAATTTACTACTCGGCACTTTTAATTTATTCTGTGTATCCTTTCAAATTTGTAGTCGCGTTAAAAGAATCTAATTCTTCTTGCAATACTTCAATTTGATCTTGGATTTCTTTTGCTTTGGCCACTTTTTCTGCTTCAGAAAAATCAACTACATAAACAAGAGGCGTTGAATCTGCTCCACGATATGATTGTTTTACAACACCTTCAGTTGTATTTAATCTATTGATATATCCTAAATAGGATTTCAATTCACCAATACGAAAGATCTTCTCTCTAATCGGTGCAGATGTGTTGTGAATCGCAGTCTTTAATTGAATTAAATTCTGCATTTGGGATTCTGCTAATACAGACAACTCTTTTGAATTGTAGTGTTTCTTGCTGTCTTTTTCTATTGTATTAGAGTTAGCCATCTTTTCTACAGTGGAGTTATACTCTGATACTTTTTTGTTTTTAAGCTTTAGTGCTTTTGCTAATTTCATAACTATATTTTGATAATTGATTATAAGTAAATATACGTAATCCTTTTGAAATGGTAAAATTTAATTATCTAGTATTGCCGATTTTTACAACACCGTTTTCGATAACTAAATATTCTCCCGATGTTTCTTGTGTGTCAGTAAAATAATATCTATTTCCAGTTGCTTTACCTTTAATATCTATTTTGTCTTGTTTCGTGTGTCCAACAATTTGAATAACATGCTTCTTTAATTCTCTGTCCAATTTACCAGCTTTCATTAAACTTCTTGGTCTAATCCAAATTGGTGATTGATGTTCATAATCTCCAAAACCCATCCTGTCTGCCGTATTAAACATAAATGATTGGGGTTTGTACTTGAACAAATCGTTAAGATCTGATACAAGATTCTCAATCTTCCATTCATTTATTCCAAATATGTCATTCATAAACACTTCACTGACACCTGCGTGTGTGAATAAGAACTTATCAAATTGATAAGCCATTTGCATGTGATGCTTATTCTCTTCTAGTACAATATTAATGCTTGGAGCTAAGTTAATTTGATAGCCTGAAGTTTTAGTACCATCGATTCCACTAAAATACCCATAATCATGATTACCGATTAATAAGATAACTTTTGTTTTATGTTGATCAGATTTTCCTGAATTTGTAAACGAAGTTTCTTTAAAATTAATAATCTCTTGAAAATTGTATATTTGTTCGGCTGCTGAAATTTCGTATGAATCAAAATAATCACCTAAGAAAATAACTCTATCTGCATTTTCCATGCGAGTGATTAATTTCCATACAGATCTACCGTGTACGTCAGAAATAACTACTGTTTTCATAATCTTAATTTTTATTTTTCCACAATAATTGAACCAATGTAATTACTATACACAGTCCTAAACAAATTGCCGTTTTTAACGATATTTTCTCGTTGAATAAGAAGTAACTCATCAAAGAAAATACGACTAAACCAATGACGAATCCAAATATTCTTGATGGCCACACTTGACCGTTATAATACTCTACAAAATAACCGACGCTTTTTATGAATAACATTGTGCTTATCATTCCTGATATCCATGCTAACCATTGATTATTTTTTACAAATTCGTATCTAGTGGATCCTTGAAGTGCCACAAAAGATATTACTTGACCAATAAAAGAATATAAAATTGCTAGTGCTATTTTCATGATTTTTGTTACATAAAAATGGCCTCGTTGGAGGCCAAATTTAATTCTTTTATTTGATTATTTTTTCTTTTTCTTTTTGGTCTCATTCATATACTTATGCATCATATCTCCACCAACTTCATCCATTCCCATTTCATGCTCTTCAGGCGCTTTTGATCCTTTTAATAGTAATTCCTTTATAGATTTTTTAATCTCAACCATTGCGTCCAAATACTCTTCTAATTGTTCAGCATCATCAGGAGAAAGTCCTTGTTTTAGTCTCTCTATTTCCATTCTTGATTCACTCATTCTACCCTCTCTCATTTTATTACCTTCACCTGATTTAAATGATTGCTCTGGATCGTATCCATAAGCTATTGCTTTGGTCATACCACAATGGGCGCACTTGGCTTTTTCTTTGCCAATTTTCTTCCACTCATGATGAGTATTATCAGGACAGATTTCGTCTTCTGATTCTTGTAAATTGGTATAATTTCCTCTAAAAGTATTTAGAGTATTCGCGTACGCTATTGGACTAATGTAATTCATATTGATTTATTCTATCTATAAATATGCTACTCATACACTGGAGATAGCTCTTTCAACTGTCTTGCCAATTCAGGATCTTTAATTATGTTTAATTCATAATCGGATTTTCCTGTTGTGGATATGATTCCACTGTATTTTTCAGCTGTTGAATGTTTAGGACATGTTGTTTTATATCCTAAAGCTACGCGTTTTGGGTGAATTTCTTCTTGACATACTTTACACTTTGCCATAATTTATTTTTATTTAGTTAACTTCAATGTTTTTTAATTCTATTTGTTCTCCTTGTGTGTGACGATAAACTGTATTAAAGAATTCTCCCAATAACATGTAGTCTTCAGGTATCATGTGACAAAAATCGAAAGCAGGAATTACTCCACTGACTTTACCTTGTGCAACAGTTTTCTTTTCTTTGTCGTACTCAAATATTGTGTAACCTCTAAAAATGTACTTCATATTATTGATACCGTTCTATAATTTCGTGATGATCTTCTTCTAACAAAGATTTAATTGGACGCTTACGTAATAACGATAACACGTCTCTTAATTCGATGGGACTAAAATCGTTACCTTCAACTCCTACGTCCATCATTCTACCTTTACCTATACGTTGGTTTTTAGTTAAGTGAACGTGACCGTGTAAATGAATTGATCCTCTTGACATGTTATTCCAGCTCGCAATAGGAAAATGCATTAATATAAAATTTTGTTCACATCGTTCGTTAAGTAAAGGAATTCCAATATTCCACTTAACACTTAGTTCTAAGTACTTATTTACAGAACTAAATAGCATTCGACAGTCTTCTCGGTTGCTTTCAATGTGGTGATCGTGATTACCGGTAATAATGTGAACGTTCTTACACACAATCTTATTTCTAAACTTTTCAATCTGTTCAAATCCACCGAAACTCCAATCACCTAAGTGAAATAATATATCATTTTGACCAACTACTTTATTGATATTATCAACTAAAGTTTGGTTCATACGCTCTAAACTATCAAAATCTCTAAGAGTAGTTGCGTTGGTCCACTCAGTGGTCGCTTTACAAATGTTAGAATGATTGTAGTGAGTATCGCTAGTGAACCACAACTTTTGACCTTTTTCTAATTTTAACTTCATATTTTTATTTAAGTGTTTTTAATATTGTTTAATAAGAATCACTATTCATTAAAGTTGATAACTAAATAATTGTATAATTCTTTGCCATGATTGGATTCATCAAACTTATCAGAGTTTTTCAATGATTCGAATGTACGTACAGCATTATGAACAATGTAAGAATTTGGATTCTGCTCAATGAATTCTTTTGCAAACTCAAACGCACTCATTGTCCACGGAGTATTAGCGTTAGGTAATGGAATGAATATATGATCATAGTATACTATTACTTTTTTAAAGCCACCATATACAGTATCTCTACCAAATTTCTTTAAGGCTAATTCAATCGGTGTTAATTTAGGAAACACGTCTGGAAATTTATCTTCCAATTTTTTCTTCCATTCAGAACAAGCTGCACTATGAGCTGCTTTAATAAAGGGAACATCAACTTCGTAATGTTCTTTAGTAGCTACTTCTTGCGCTTTCTTTCTTTTAGGTACTAAATCAAAACAATCAGAATCTACCCAAAATTGTCCACCGTATGTCCCTTTAATTTGAATATGTCCATCACTGTTAATATTAATTATTGTACCTAACCAATTTTCAACTGTAACTTCATATCGATCATTCGCTTTTGAATTACCAATTACTGTATCTCCCACTTTAAATTTTTTATTTGTGCTCATAACATTTATTTTATTTTCGTTTTTAAATTTGTACGTTTCTTTGTATCTACGAGGTCTTACTATTGTATATGTAGCTTTTCCATAATTGTCCACTAACTTAACTAATTTTCCGTAACCAACGTCTTTGTACATGTATCCAGATCCAGGAACCAAATTCGTAGACTGGTATCCACGATTTAGGTAGCTATTAAACGTTTCACTTGGACGATTGAGTTCGAATAAGAATTTTTGCATTTCTGAATAAGTAACTCTTTTATTTGGCTTACTCTCAATGAATCTAAATAGCAATTCTTTATTAGTAACTTTGTGTAATTTCGTATTCATAACTTTTATTTTATTTTAGTATTATTAAATTATTCAGCAATTTCTGCTACTTGTTTTGTGGCCTGATTATCGAAAAATTTATACGTATTAAGAGATTTTTCTTCTGCGCCAGAAGTCTGCCAATTGTACACGTCTTGAATGAAAGGTTCGAAGAACTTAGGTGTTAATTCGTACTCCATTTCTGTGGTGTAATTAGTAGGTTTTATTCTAACCAACATTTTACTTCTCTTCAACTCTTTTACAATTTCGAAAGAATCGATGTATGTATAATCCCATTTTCCATATCCGTGCTCTAATCTTATTGATGCTGGTTCTTCATATAATTTATAATCTCCAAAAGTACCGCGTTCAACGTCCCAATCTCTCTTACATTCAATTTTAGGTTTAAGCTCACACTTAAAACCAACTTTTTTGTATTGTTCGATTTCTGCTTTCCCAATTAAATTCTTAGTATCGTAAATTGCACGATTCGTAGTATCAATCGCAGAATAGTAAACGCGTTTAGCGCTATCATATTCTTTATAGTCTTCGTACCACTTGTGCCATTCTGCTTCGATCGTAGGTAATAAGGTGGCTATTTCACCTAAGCATTTAAGATATTCTAGATCTTCTGATTCGGTAGATTTGCATCTACTTCCGTACCAACTTAATTCAACGTAACCTGTACGATTTTCTTTTTCAAGTCTCCACGGTAATTCGTAGTACAATTCGATCTTAGCAGTACTATAACTAGAATTTTCGTTAATCATAATTCTAATGTTCGTACCACTAAAAATAATTTTTTTAGCAATACCGATACTAACAAAGAAATTAGATACTTTTTCTCGTAAGGTATCGAATTGCTTATCGTAGACGTTGGTTTCGTATTCGATACAATCTGCTTTTTGAGATTCTAACTGTGCTTCTAAAGCTGTCAATGTGGTGTGTAATGTATTCATAACTTTTATTTATATATTAAAAAAATGTATATATGAGCTGCTATTTTGCTCGATCAGGGTAAATATACGACACTATATTGACATAAAAAAATTCTTTTAAAAGATTCTTTATTGATTATCAATCAGTTATGATAACTAGTTGGTTACCAATATGTGCAATTGATTGGTTTCCAATAGAGAATTTTGGGCGCATGGGGAGCTCATGGCCAGCATCAGCTTTATTGCTTATATTTCTATAAAAAGTAAGATTTTAGCTCATTGGGACACTCCCAATAGCTCAGAATTTGAACAATTTACGTATTAGATTGGTTGACTTTACAGGTTTGGGGGCCTGTGGACAGTTGTCACACAAATTTCCATAAATGGAAAGGTAATAATCACAACTCGATTCATTTTTATTGCAAGTCTTTACTTGAATCTTTTTTGGAGAAAATCTTCTTTTTTGGTTTCGTAACATTTGATTTATATTTTTCGTCCTCTTTATATTGTTTCCACTTTTCGAGTACTTCGTAAGCTTTTAATATTCTTGTAGCTTGTTGTTCTAGCTTCCTTCTTTTGGGATCCACTTATAAAGAATTATTAGGTAATTTTTTTACATACATTTTAATTAATTTCAAAGTATTGAAAATCTAAGAAATATCTTTAGTAGAAGATATTAAAAATTTATATATTGTTTTCTGTAAATCAGCTAGTGCTTGTGTATTATCTGTAATTAATTTTGACATTCTGTCTCTTTCTTCAACTAAGATTTCCATCATCTCTTGTTGTAATTTATCAACTTTCTCTTCTAATTTATCGTTTTTTTCTACTAATCTTTTATATTGGATCCACGCAAAATAACCCAATAAAAGAGCTATTAAACCTACTACGCCGTATTGCAAAAGAGATGTACTTACTACTTGAGGTACTGTTGGATTCATGTTAATTAAGCATTGAATATTTAGTATAAAGGATATGTTCCCAATTATCTGTCAAAAACTTTATATTACTAGCAGTGGGTTTAATGATTTTTCTTTCTATTAGATCCACTGATGCTTCCAAAAACGCGTGTCTACAGTTAATGTGTAGAAGATGATGAGTCTTATCGGGTATTTTTGATTCGACCATCTTTTCTAACATATCGTATACCAATTCTTTCATTCTGAGTATAAATATTTGTGTTTATTCGAAAATATTGTATTCCTTCTTTAAAAATTTAAGACACTTTTTATAATCTCTATTCTCTGTCCTTCTTGCATCTATTTCTAATGGGTTTCTATGATGACTTAAGTACTTTGACAGTATTTTATATTCATGCATACTATGTTTAACATAGTGCGTGTATTCATGTATAATAGTTTTAACAAGATCTTCTAATGTTAGATGAGCGTCTTTATTAATAAAGATCACCTGTTCTATTTCATCGTAGTATCCACAATCCTCTCCCGTATAATAATCAGCTTTTCTGTATTCAAGATATGGGTAAGGTCCATTAAGTTTGGACCTTCCGTACTCGCTTATACACCACCAAAGAATTTTGTACGCAGTTGCTCTAGATACTACGCTCTTTTTCTTTTTTTCCTCCATGATTTTAGTTAACCATTTTAATTAGTTTAGAATAAAATAAATCTTGTGATTCGTATTGCTTCATAATCTCCATTGCTCTGTACTCTACTTCAGGAATTCTTGTATTTATAGATACTCTAAACTCTTTACACCATTCTTGAAATTTAGGATCTCCCATAACTTTTTGTCTTTCTTTTTCTAGTTCTTCAAACATAACTTTATTTTTTTAATTTAATTAAAAAGCTCACATAGTTTTCCTTTGACTTACACCAATTTTTGTGAATGAATATAGATTTTGCTCCAAAAGATTTAAATGCATTCCAACTTGCTCCTATTCTCGCTTCTCCTATACATAATTCAAACCCATTATCTAAAGCCCATTCAAAACCATGTTTAAGTAATTTTTTTGAATAGCCATTATTTCTGTATTCTGGAAGAACTGTAATACTATTCACTAAAAATACGTTGTCAGAATTCCAAGATATTAGTAATTCTGCTATACAACGATTGTTAATTTTTAAATAAAATGCCTTTGAATTTTTCTCACGTATGAAAGCTTTTTTAACTTCTAAGTCCCAACCTAAATTTCCTGGATGCTGATCTTCGAATTTCTGAAGGATTGAATCAGCCGGTTTTTTACTATTAATCATTTCCATCTTGATCTTTTTTAAAAAATTCGTGTATTAAATATGCTGCAAATGATAATATACAAGCGGATCCTAAAAATACGGAATATGCTGTAATTATTTGATCTTCTATTATTAACATGATATAATTAATTTAATTCGTCCAAATCTAAACTATCTTGTAATCTGTGTAATTCTTTTTTTAACATAGTAGGAGTATCACCTTTATGATATCTAGTGTCAGGATCTAGTTCCTTAATCTGCTCAGCTAAATCTATTCTATACCCTCTATCATAGAATTCAGTTTCAATGGCATCAGCTAAGAATTGCATTTCATTTGTACCAGTTACACTTATTCTAAGATCATAGTCAGACCATTTAGTTTTATAATCCCATATCAAACAACCTTTAGTGAGGTTGTTTTTTAGATTGTGTAGCTTTCTATTTCTCACTCTAACAATAGAATTATCAGAACCGAATAAATGCAACAATCTAATTAACCACCGTGGACACCAAAAAGGTTTTGCTTTGTAGTCCATGTAAATTACTAAAGGTTCCATCGCTTTGAATATTGGACCTTCCTCTCTCCATGGAACTGAACCTAAATAACCGTACTTCTCGTAAAATGTTTTGGGAAAGAATACTACTCTTAGATCCTCTAATGTAATATCTTTAGTATGCACTGGGCCTACTTTTGCCTTTTTACCTTTAAATAATATCATAATATTTATTTTAATTGTTTAAGCATCTCTTCCAAAGAAGCAATTCTCTTATTATAAACCTTCAATTCTTCAGATGTCATACCAGCACCCATTCTATATCTCCATCTAAATTCGCAATGAAAAAATGCGGGTTTAATTGGTCCTTTCGTAAATGTATTTGGGTACTTTTTGGAACACTCTCTGTATTCTTCGTCTGTTAAGATACTTTCTACCCAGATCGGTTTTCCTTCTTGTGGATTTGCCATTATTTCTTTTTTATTAATTCAATTAATTTATTAAGACAAGCTAGTTCTGCTTCTTCGTAGGTATCAAAGTCTCTGCTGAAAAAAGGTTGAGTATCTACTCCATTACCCATCTTCATTGTATAATCATATATCCATTCATTAGGGCTATCCACATCATAAACTCTAACATCTACGAAACTCCTTAACTTATGCTTCTCTCTAAACCATCTAAATGCTTGTTGGTATAGTGGTGCAGATAATATAAACTTATCACCAATAACTAATGTTTCATTTATTCCATCAAATTCGCTTTTAGTCGCAAACTCCCAATTTTTACCATTAGTAGTAAAATAATATGCAAAACACTCTTCATCATAACCTAACTCTTTTAGCGCTAATACTTGTTCGTATGGTATAAATTCTTTATTCATAACTATTGTTTTACTATTTTAATTAATTTTTTAAGACAAGCAAGTTCTGCTTCTTCATGGGAATGGTATGGCATATTTGTATAAAATACTTCTTCCTCATTATTTTCTAATATGACGTAATCATATTTTATAGGAGAAGCTGCACCTACTACAAAAACTGTTTCTATGTATGAATATAGTCCATACTTCTCTCTAAACCATCTGAATGCTTGTTGATATAGTGGAGAACTACACGCTTTATCTAAAAAATTACTATTGACCCAATCACTTGGACTTTCATTCATACCAAATTCTGTCTCTAAAAAATACTCGGTAAAATTACTTGGTATTAGTGACGACCGATACCAACCAAAACAAGGTTCATCAAAACCTAATTCTTTTAAAGATAATGCTTGTTCGTATGGTATAAATTCTTTATTCATTACTTTTTATTTTAAAGATTTTATATGTTTGCAATCTTTGCCTCTTCCAAATCCGTGTGCAGGACACGAACACGTCCACACTCCATTATCATTTACAACTTCGTACTTGTTGCCTTTAGTACCTTCAACAAAATACTCGATAGGTTCTACTACTATCACAGGTTTCTGATAAGGTTTATCGTACACAATTGGAGTCCACATTTCTTTTAGTTCTAACCAATCGTACAGTCTGTCCACTTGTTGATAAATTCCTCCTGCCACAATGTAGATGATATTCGTACTTGGACTAGTAAAGCAAATGGGTGGGTATAAAGATTTAAATTGCATAATTATTTTTATTAGTTTATTAAAATATTTTACCAACTTGCTTGATAGTGATAAGAAGAATACAAATCGTCTTCACTAATGGAAGTCTTCAATATGTCTTCAAATATCATTATTGATCTATTAACGTCATTGAAATACCACTCATCATAATCTGTATTTCCAAAAAAGAATCCATTTCCAGTAGGCAATAATTCTGGTGCTTTTGAATGATCGTTACTTACTTCTTTTAATACTTGTAGTAATTCTTCCATTTTATCTTTCTTAACGTAGTACTCTGCACAATCGTCTTTACCTCCTTGTACATTATTAACGAACCACAAATGAAGAGCATTGAACTTTCTCCAATACCCAACTTCTTGCTCTATCATTGATACTTTTGAAGGATCGATAGACTTTACCGATTCTCCGTTTCTTGTAACTGTTACTAACGTAGTTTCTTTGTCTGAATAAAAGCTGTAGTTCTTAACGTTAGTTTTCTTGTGTAAATACATGTCTAATCCCATAACTTTAATTTTTAATTTTTATGATTACTTTATTTTTTCGATCTTAATTTTGTGTAATTTATTTTTTATATAATTTTGAATCATCGTGTTCGTTATAACTATAATCTACTTTAATTACCTTTTCTAGGCACTTCTCTTTAACTGTACCAATTAATCTGTCTTCAATAAACACTTGACCAATGCCATCGTGTGGATCCAAATCTATATCATCGTATTTATCGCAAGCTTCTTGGTAAGAATAAAAAGGTCCAAAAGTTTCTGAATCTTTTTCTGAATAACCTTCCAATAATTCGTAGTCGCTACAATCAAAATCTTCTCTAATCATTATGTAAGCGCCACAAGTAACGAACCACACGTTAGGAGTTTTACCGTCACCTACCAATTCTCTTGCCAATTCCTCGGCGCTAGATAGTCGTACTTCTTTCTCAAAGGGTTCTGGAATGTTTACTTCGTCGTACAGTACCACATCATTTTTATCTATTGTTTGTTGAAATATATTTTTTCCACCACCATTTCCTTTGCACTCTAAAGTTTCATCATCAACGAAAACAACTTCTACAATTTCTTGCATTTCAAATCCGTGATAACCTGTCTTTCCAACTATTTTTACTTTGTCGCCTACTTTGAATTCCAACTTTTGTTTCATATTTTTATAATGTTTAAAATGATTTTCTAATTTCAATTCGATCTGAGCTCTAGTTTCTCCATTGTATTCAGACTGTCTTATTGTTTTTCCGTTTTCAAATCTATAGGCTGGAAATAATAAAAAGTTTGCAGTGCCACTATCGAACCAATTTGGTATCGGTGCTACTACCATCCAAAGACCGTTCTTAATTCTATTAACAAAACCTAAACGTCTTAAATAAGATCTGTAAGTATTTGTTCTGTAGAATTCGTTACCGTGTCTTTTCCATGCTGTTACACTTTCAATACCGTTCATAGCAGCATGTAATTCTTTTGTAGTAAACGTGCTATTCACTTCACGACTATTGATAAATGACTTGACTGATTGAAATAAATTCATAACTTTAATTTTATTGGTTAATACCGCGTGATAGCGGTTTCGACTATTGAAGTCTCATCAGTTAACCTATGTCAACTAACGATAATCTCGTACTGAGCGTTCCATATTTCTTCCATTTCGATTAAAAACTGTTCTGTTCGTTTTTTTGAAATTTCATTTTTGTCTAATAATCCTGAATATAGAATACCTTTTAAATGACCTCTAAAAGAACCGATCATTTGACACTTGATATCGTTCTTTATACTATCTAATTCTGAATAACTTTTTACTGATTTTGGTACTTGTATTGTCATAACTTTAATTTTTAATTTTATTAATCCCAATCTTGATGGTGTTCTGCTTTAATGTAACACACTGCTAATATCGCAAGCGATACAAAACAAATAATAAGATAGACTGTAAACACATTTTTATTTTTTAGTTTTTTGAAGCAAACATTTTTCTACCGTTACTCATGAATGTATCGTATGCCTCTACACCCATAGATTCTCTTAACTCTTCAATGAACTGATCTAATTGATCTTTTAAAGACACAGCTTGAAAATACTTCTCATTGTCAACTGCTTCTTTTAATTCCCAATTAGTATCTAAAACTTTGCTAAACAATTCGATTTGTGTGTTTGTCATAATTTTTATTTTTAATTTTATTACGCAATTTTTTTACCCATTTCTATGTCTCTACGAAGACTTTTAATTCCTAACATATACTCGTTACAAATAATATTTCCACGTTTCATACCTCTCGCGCCTTTAACTCTATTAAACACTCTTAATCTACCTGCGTAGGCGATTTTTGCAGCTTCGTATTCTTTACCTTTAAAAGAAATTACGTAGCGACCTTCACCTATTTTTGTTATTTCAGCTAGTGCATTTTCTACTGGCACTTTGGGTTTTTCAAGAATGGTAATACTGCTAATACTAGAAAAATAATAGCTCTCAGCTTTTCTTTTACCTGTAGCTAACAATTCAAACGTCATCTTTGATAGATCTATGCTTTTAACAATACCTGTAATTTCCACAGATCCTTGAGATCCTGAGCCCATACCATAATTGTAATTGTACTTAATTGATATAAAATCGTTTACTTGAAAATTTCTTGAGTTTGTCATAACTTTTATTTTTTAATGGTTGAATTTAATTTATATTCGTAACTATGAATAAGATTAGTTTCTATACGATGTGCTTCAGCTTTACCACATATGATATCTATTATTGATACGTCGTACACATCGTGTCCGTACTTACGCATATCATTGTATAATGCCCAATCTTTATTTTCAGTTAACGCTCGCATACAATGTTGGTGAAAACGAATTAACACACTCTTTTTGTATGCTCTTCCACGTGCAACTGTCAATCCTATGTAACGTTTACCATTAACGGTGTTAACGATTTCGTAGATAATGTGGTTGCGATCTGTGCGTTTTTTGCTCATGTGGATGGTAATTGAATATAGTAAATATACGACACAATATTGACATAAAAAAATCCAAATAGAAAAAAGCCTATTGGAAATCAATCAGTTGTGCCAGAATGTAAGCAGGGAGCAATCATAACTCGTTGGTTATCAATGGAGAACTTTTTTATTGGAAACCAATCAGTTATGAGTCAGGCTTTGGGGATCAGCCAGTTACGTATTTAAATTTTTCTATCTATAAGTAGGTTCTCATCGTCACCTAAATCGGGTTTTTCGTACTTTATTTCGCGTACCATATTTTGTAAATCGATTAGATCTTGATCTTCTTGGTTTTTATAATCGATTAAATCTTCTTCGTGTTTATATCTTCCTTCGTCTAAGAAAGCTTGCATCTTTTCTATCTCTTTTAACACATTTTCGTCTATATTGTAGAATAGTAAATTGGACTCGAAAGAAGTTTCATCACCAACAAGTGGACTCGATTGGATATTTCTTAGTACTCGTCCACTAAAACTGTCAAACACATTAATGAAGTAGCAATTGTAACAAAGCCACCTGATATTTTCTATTTGCCAGTTTCTGCGGTCACCGTCAACAAAGTGTAATAATAGTGGTTGCTTTCCGTCTTTTACTCTTTTTTCGTGATAACCACAGTGTTCGCACTCTTCTTTGTGCAATCCGTGTAGGATTAGCATCTTCTTTAAAATCACCACCCTTGCAGGACTAGTCCACTTTCTGTAAGTAAGTAGATTGTCTATTTGTTTTTGATAAAGTCTTGGTAGATTTTCTTTGTGTTTTCTAGGTCTTTGTGCATTGGGATTGCCGTACTTTCTGTGAATTTCGTAGAGAGTTTTTCCTGTCTCAAGGTCAATGTACATGCTTGCGTACTTAACCCAAGTTTTGAAGTTAATTCCCATGTATCGACAAGCTTCGGCTATAGTACGAGAATTGGCCATGGAATCCCTAATCTCGTCTTCGGTCAATTGTAAACCTAAATGGGGAAATCCTAATGCCTTACTTTGTTCCCACGGTAATTTCTTCTGGTATTTCTTCCTCCTACCCTTCATCTATTTTTGGGTTCATCATAACTAATAAATTCCAAAGATCGTAAGGATTCTGTAACAATATTTCTTGGCCATCTGTAGTTTTCATGGCATTTAGTGTACCATCATCATTCATCCTATCATATAGATAAAAACTAATAACGTCTGTGCAAGCTTCTCCAAAGCTCAAGATCATTAACATATCTATTGTCTGAATATACTTATCTTCGTATTTAAATAGATCGATCTGGAGCTCTTGGTACGCGATGTTAGATCTTACTATTGTTTCTTCTAAGGTATTTATTAATGTGAAGAATAATTCTCTTCGTCTTTCTGATTGAGTTCTTTTTTTTCTTCTTATCGATGATTTTGCTCCTAATAACGAATCTACTGCTGATTGTATTTCTTTATATTCGTCTGCCATTTTTACTTTTTAGAGTTTTTCAATGTTTCAATCATTTTTGATATGTGGATGCACATTTCATAATCTTCTGCAGGATCTTCAATATACCAATTAAGACATACTGTAAGTGCATCTACCCAATAATGTTTATGTAATTCTACATAGTTGTTAGAACTGTTTATTTCAAATATGGAAGCAAAAGTTTTTTTACTTGTTAATGCGTCTTCTATTGCTTTAGGTACCTCAGTTTTAAGAAGTGTTTTAAGTATATTAGAATCTTTTATTTGATCTGCTGTTAATTGATCTATGTTATCAAAGATAGCGCGTGTAGTTTTTCTTTTTTTCATAACTTTTAGTATAAATTATTAAAATAATGATCCTGATGCTAAGATGTGCCACTGTGGTGCAAAAGAAGCATACTCAACAAATAATCTCATATAAGCGCCCGGTGCTAATGATCTAGAAGTAAAAGCTCCTCCAAGTGTATTAATAGATGTGGCTGAATCTTTTGGACTTGGTATTATTTGAGCAGCATTACTTCCAACTGTGTTAATTATAATAATTTCTTCTGAATATATCGGACTTATTGGTGTTGTACCATTACTAGTTAAATCATATAAATATAAACTTGTTTTTGAATTACTTGATTCATTGCAAGTTATATAATATAATTTATTTCCAGAAGGAATAAATCTATTTCCAGTAGAGCCCGACATATCATTCATACTACCAGCAAAAGATCCAATAGACGCATAATGTTTTAAAGGTCCTGACGCTGCAGAAGCGGTAGTTTGAACTACTAAACTTCCGGGAGAAAATACTAATGATCCAGTTAAACTAGTTATTACATTAATAGATCCCGTTAAATTTAACCCATTAGTAATTCTGATTGATCCAGTTATATCAACACTACCTGTAACTAAGAAACCGCCTATTACAGCTGAAGACCCTGAAACAATCAAATCTAAAGTTGCCGGTGTATTAATAGTTATTGGACCTGTAAAAGTATTTGATCCAGTGGTTGCAAAATTAAAAGATCCACTTAAAGAATTTGCTAAATTTGCTATAGAAATTTGAGATGTGTTATTTGATGCCACTATAGGAACAACATCTATATTTAATACTGATGTTACTACTGGAAGTTGAGATATTGTTACGTTTGACATATTTAATTATTGTGTTGATATAGTTGAACCATTTTCTGTTGTTAATATTCTACCTAAAGAGTCAAGTAAATAAAAAGTTGGTATTGTAGGTGGATTAGTAGGTATATTTGTTCCACTTGAATTTTTTTGAGAGGAAAATAATAAATTTGGATCTATAGATCCCCTCATTTTTTCTATATAATTAGTAGGGTTTTGTTGAATAGAAAATGTACTTCCTTTACCGTTGGTAAGATTTTTTTTAAATAAGTCTAATAAGAATTTACTACTCACCTTTTAAAGTTTTCATTAACCAACTAGATATGGCGTTAAGGGGAACTATAAAAGAAGCCACGTTTAAATATGCATTTCTTTCATTATAATCTATAGGAATTCCTGCTTCACCGAATTTCTTTTGTAATGCTACCGAAATCTTATTTGCATACTCTTGTTTTTTTCTTGGATCTTGTATCTTTTCTTTAGGCAAAATGAATTGCATATTTATGCCTTTCTTTGAATCTGCAGAAGATAAATCAAATTGTAAGGGTATGCTAACCTTTTCTCCGTCAACTGTTAAGCTAACCGAATATCTTGGAGTTGAAAGTATATTTGCCATTCTAAATAATCTTTGGTAATAAATATCAAATTAAGTGGTAGGAAATAGTGGTTCAATAGGTATTTGTATTGGATTCATTTTTCTAATACTAAGAATCATGCTTCCTAATTGATAATCTCCAATTTCATCAACTTGCGCAATAGTAAATTGTAAATACTTTAGCATTTCTGCTGATTTGTTATCAAATTCATTTATTGATATAACAAGAAGTACGTCGTTTGTAGGCTCTTCATTTATTTTGAACTTACTCTTTAGATCTATTAATGTATTTGGTTGCTCATTTTTAATATATTCAGAAACTATATCTTCATCGCTTATGTAAATGTTCGAACACCATGGTTCTAATATGTCCATTAATAGAGTATTATAACTGGATCCTTGTAAAACAATTCCAATATCATATTTCTTTGGAATAATGGGTAGTTGATATTCATCATTTTGAATCCAACTTCCCCATTTTCTAAGATAGTTTCTAGCGGATTTGTTACTAGCATTTTGAAAATATGCGTCGTCTTGACCTATTTTTTCTGTCCATCGATGTCCTCTACAAGTTAAATGGTATACAAGAGCATCTCTTGATTGAATTAATTCGTAACCCGCTAACATCCATCTTTGGAATATATCAGAATCTTCGTAAGGAAAAGGTGCGAATATTCTATCATGTCCTCCCACCATATCAAAATCTTTCCTATATAAAATCCAAGGAGCAAACATGCCTTTAGTAGTTTTTATTCCATTATCAAAAAAACTATCTTGTACCATTGTTTGATATTTTATTACAAACTCTTCAAACTCTGGAATATTTAAGGAATCGAAATCCATGCCGAAGTCTTTAATAATTTTTTCTTTTCCTTCTGGATGTAAAGGAGGTTCTATTCTAGTTCCACATACTACCATACCAGGTTTTAAATGCTTAAGTATGTTCTCTATATAGTTTGGACCTATGATCATATCTGCATGTAATACTCCTACAATTAAAGTTCTAGCTAATACCATACCTTTATCGTATAAAATTGTGTGACCTACTCTTTCTTCTGATCTATAAATTACACTGATTTGTTTATCGAGTTCTAAAGATTTTAACCATTCAAATGTACCGTCTGTAGATCCATCATCTAATAAAATTACTTTTACTTCTGGTGCGTTTCTTTTAATACTATCATACGCATTTTTTAAATGTCTTAAATTATTGTAAGCAGGTATAACTAATGTAACGTCTTTTTGTGTTAACATAATTTTAATCTTAGTTGTTGTGGTTCTTTTTTCTTTATGTTTAATTTAAATGGTCCTAATTCATATATTCCTAAATCGTCTGCATCATGATGAATTAGACTTTGTAAGTTTCCTATTAAAGCTTGAAACATATTTTCAGGTTTGATCATATCATTATAATCAACAGTTAATATAATATCATCAGTTAATTCATTTACAAATTTAGATGGTATATTAAATGAAGTATATGGTTTAACATACTTACAATAAGCTTCAGTATCTATGTTAACTTTAATGTGATCAAAATACGGTTCAACACTTAACACTTGTTCATTAGTACAATTTTTTATTTCAAGTCCTATATTGTATTTAATATTTGGTATTGGATCTAATGTGCTAGAGTGTTGAATAAATGCACCCCATTTCCTAATATATTCGTACATTGAAATCGTATTGTTTTGATTCCAATCATCACTCTTCTTTTGAAAATCTTCCATTTTTTCTGCGTGAGCAAATTGACCTCCTCTACAAGTTAGATGGTATACCATGGCATTCCAAGATTGAATTAGATCATATCCGGCTAATTTCATTCTTCTAAATAAGTCTGCGTCTTCAAAAACAGACAAGAATATGGGATCGTGTCCTAAATGCTGATCACGATGTATTAGCCACGGAGCAAAGATACTTTTAGTTATCTTATCACTACCATTCTCTTTTACAAATTGATTAAATTCTTCAATTTTTAAATCCTCTGGCCACATACCAAAATCTTTAACTATTTTTTCTATTCCTTCTGGATGGAGAGGTGGTTCTATTCGCGTGGCGCATACAACATTATTATCAGTTTTTAAATCTAGTAAATGTTTATCTGCATTTGGACCTAATATCATGTCTGCGTGGAATGCGATTACGTAATCGTATTTAGCTTCTAAAAACATTTCATCATAAGCATGCCCGATTCCCAATGGATGAATATAACCATGTTTAATGAATCTAATTCCTTGATCCTTTAACCAATCACAAGTTCCGTCATTATCTTGATCTACGTAAACTAATATTTCATTATCTTTGTAATAAGAATTATCTTTAATAGATTGTATACAAGGTTTTAAATACCTTAAATTATTTTTCGAAGGGATGCAAAATGTTATCATTTAAAAAGGTGTGTATATTTTTTTTTGTTATCTATTAAGTATTTAGGTAATAAATCTTCTCTTATTTCACATTTAAGTGGTCGACCTAATACGTCCATTCCATTATCTAATCTATATTGAATTAAATTTTTGACATCATCATTATTAAATTCTTGGTGACCATAATTTTCTATTTTAATTTTTACTTTGTCTAATCCTCCTTGAAAAGTAAAGTGCCAACCTCCGTTGTCTAAAAACACATGTTTAGTTTTTGACGTTGTGTCTAAATGATTTGCGCTTGCATTTTTTATATTTTTATATCTAGTATAATAAGTTCCGTACCACTCTTCTTCGCTTCTTAAATTTAAGAAAGATGTATAAACGTGTTGTTTAAGTTTAATTACGTTATAAGGATCAATTGTATATTCTCTGTCAGGATTCCAAATTTCATCTAGATCAGACACAAAACACACATCTTCATCTTCTAAATTAGCCATTAACATTGCTCTTCTTACACTTTCATGTTGATAGAATTCTCTTAACCATTGATCTTCTGTATGATTCATGTTTGAAGTTGTTAAACATTGAATCAATATGTTTTTTTCTAATTCATCTTTTGGAGATTGAAACCTTTTTCTTACTTCATCAAAAGAATTCGGAGTATCGTCTATAATACAGTGAACTATTTTATGATTAAACTTTTCAAATAGATGTTTATTATCGTTGTAGTAAAGTGGTTTTTCTTTACCTACATGACTGACGGTAGATTCTACCAATAAAAATTTATCAACTTTATCATTTAATATATTAAGTCTTATATCTAACAAATCAAGTTCATTAAAAAATATAAATGAGTCTATTACTTTCATTAGTTTAATTTTATTTTTTATACATTTCTGGGTGTTCTGCGATATATAGCTCTAATTCTCTTTTACACTCATCGTAAGTTTGTAAAGTGCCATTTCTATCCATGTAATACCAATCTCTATATAGATTACATCCAAGAGACCAATATCCATCGGATATATTATATCTAGCCCAATATTTAGGAGCGATAGTAAGTTTGTTTACTTCACTTGTCCAAGCTGCAAAGAAAGGAAAACTAGAATTTCCCAATATTAAGTACTTAGCATTTTTTATTATAGAATAATCTTTTCCCATATCAAAACTTATTACATTATCCGCTAATTCAGGAAGTAGATTTTTTGTATACTCAATATCATTAGTGATTATTAAAAAAGACATGTTTGGATTTATGGCTAGCATGTGATATATAGATCTAACCCAATAATCTCTAGGAAGTTGAACATTTGGATCATTCCCATAATATCTCATGTGCAATACACATATATCGTCACTACTATAATCGTAACAATCGTGTTCTGGTTTAACTTTTAGCCACTGTTTTATTTCTTCTTTTCTATGATAGAAATAATCTTCTGATTGCATCAATCCATCTATTTTGCAGTTGTCAGGTACTCTTAATAAATCTTCGTCAAAAAGTCTTATATCACATCCAATAATTTCATCATGACCATTTGGTTTATCATGTATTAACATTCTCACCTCTTTTTCTTGATAACTATTGATTAGTGAAATAGGTTCTATTTTTTCTCCTAAATACAAATTCATAAAATATATTCCATGAGAAGAGTGAATGTTATTTGCGATATTTTCTGGAGAAATGACACCAAAATCTAAATTTCTATCTGCAGCTATACATCTGGTTGTAACGTAACAAAATAATTGATTTCCTAAACCTTGTCCTTTATACATTTCAGTAGCTATCATATTTTTTTATTTTTATAGTAATTATAATAATAATGATTTTTTCCATGAAATCCAAAAGGCATTTCAAAATCTAAATCATCCATAGGAACTTCTTGAGAAAATTTCCATGCAATTTCTTTAGGTGCGTAATTAAATCCTAAACTTTCAAAAAGACATCTGTGATGCACACAAAAAAATCCATCTTCATTATAAAATCCAAAATAAGATTTCCAAGGAATTTCTAATTTAGTAGGAGCTTCGCATAGTTTTTTTGATCTTAAGCTAAATCCTCCATTTCCAACTGATCTAACATTTCCTTTTTCATCTCTATAAGAAAAATCATCAGTAGGATTTGGCCATGGTGCGCCTATGTAATCGTAATTATAAAATTCATCAGTCCAATGATATGGATTTACAACAAACCCATCAGATTGAATTATTAAAACAAATTCAGAATCAATATATTTCCATAAATCGTAAACTAAAAATCTACTATATTCTATGTAATCTATTGGACCAGATTTTATTATTTCTACTCCTTTATTAGATTTTATATCGTGTGGAGTTATTAATTTTGCTGCTGCAAATTTTATGTCTTTACAAGAATGTTCTAAAGCCCATAAAGAATCTTGTGGATCTACTCCGGTAACAGAAATGATGGTTACTCTATCTAAATTGA